AGAGGTGTGGTACCAATCTTACGCCGTTCCGTACCGGGATTCCACTTCTCCCAAGGTTGATGCTCGTCACGGGACCTTCGAGTCTTCTCCTGACGATGACACCCCCTTCACTTTGCTCGAGCAGCATTGCTGGTTCGACTTCGACAGGGACGGGTATAAAGAACCCTATATCGTAACAATCGAGGCGAACACTCAGACCGTCCTTCGTATTGTTGCGCGCGTAGATCGCCTAGAGGATATTGAGAAAAATGTCCGTGGAGAGATTGTTCGTATTAACGCAACCGAGTATTACACTAAGTACGGATTTATTCCTTCTCCTGATGGTGGGGTTTATGATATTGGCTTTGGGGTTCTTCTGGGACCTCTGAACGAGTCGGTCAATTCCCTCCTCAACCAGCTCATTGATGCGGGCACCATGTCTAACAGTGCAGGCGGGTTCCTCGGTCGGGGCGCTAAAATTCGTGGCGGGGTTTACACCTTCGCTCCGCTTGAGTGGAAACGAGTCGACTCCACCGGCGATGATCTCCGGAAGAGTATCTTTCCCCTTCCCGTCCGCGAACCCTCGATGGTTCTGTTCCAGCTTCTATCTCTCCTGATCACCTACACCAACCGGATTTCAGGCACTACGGAAACCATGCTTGGGGAAAACCCTGGCCAAAACACTCCGGCCCAGACCACTCAGGTTATGGTAGAGCAGGGCATGAAAATCTACAACGCCATTTTCAAGCGTGTTTGGCGTTCGATGAAGGAAGAGTTCCGTAAGCTCTATATCCTCAACGCAATTTATCTTCCCGGTGAGGCCCTGTTCGGTCCCGGCGGTCAGAAGGCTATTCGAGAGGATTACCTCGGAGATCCGAAGCGGATTTGTCCTGTCGCAGACCCAAATGTAACCTCCGAACAACAGCGTGTTGCGCTTGCCCTTGCGGTGAAGCAGTCTGCCATGACCACTCCAGGGTATGATATGGGGGCGGTGGAGCGGAATTACCTTCAGGCCTTGCATGTGGATGGGATTGACGTGCTGTTCCCTGGTCCTGAAAACATGCAGCCCGCTCCGAATCCTCAGGCTGAGCTTGAGGCTGCGAAACTTCACCTTAAGCAACTCGACATAGAGTCCAAACAACAGATGTTCCTGGCAAACCTGTTTGAGCAGCGTAGGCTCAACAGTGCGAAAATCCTCGAGATGGAAGCGCAAACTGCGAAGATTTTTGAGGAAGCTGGGAGTGTCAAAACCGAGCAACAGATTGCGGCCTTTAATGCTGCAATTGGTGCAATGAAAACGCATGACGAAAGTCTGCGTGCCCAAATAGAGCTAATGATGCAAGGAATGGAGAAAGGTAATGAGTCAAATGGAAAGACTACTGACGGAGCAGGAATGGGAGGAGTGGCAGGCCCATCCGGGGACATTAGTGTTGCGCAACGTCCTTCTTTCTTGGAAGGAGCAGGTCAAGGAGCAATGGGCGGCGGGGGCGTTTACTGATATGAGTCAGTTCGGTACGGCAATCCTGAACGCGAAAGCCATCGGAGCGGTGCAAATGATTGATCAGATTATTGGTTTAGAATATGATCGTATTCTTGCGGAGGTGGCTGATGAATAATCCATCTGGTCTGAAACCTCTCGGTCGCGCCGTCCTGGTAGAGCATTACGAAGAGGAGAGCAAAGGGTCCCTTATCGAACTGCCCGATATCGTGAAGGACCGAACGTTGATGGTTGAGCAGCGGGCAGTGGTAATTGAGGTTGGTCCTGCGTGCTGGCCCGATGAACCTGCGCGGGCGCAGCCTGGTGATAAAGTTCTCATTTCCAAGATGGCAGGCTATATGGCCCTCGGCCCGGCGGATGGGAAACGCTATCGCCTGGTCAACGATAGGGATATTTTTGCAGCTATTGTAAAGGAAGAGTCGCATGAGTGAAGTCAGTCATGATGTTGCAACGGAGGCCCGTACACTCGGGTGGGTACCTCTTGAAGAGTTCCGGGGCAACCCGGAGCGTTGGATCGATGCGGAGACGTTTCTTGAGCGCGGGCGTACTGTTATGCCGATTCTCAAGAAAAACAACGAGAAGCTCGAAAGCACAGTACGCAACCAGGCCGATGAGATCGGTCGGCTGAAGAAACTTTTCGAAGCATCGCAAGAGGCAATCCAGGAACTCCAAAATGTTCACACAGAGGCAACGAAGGCTGCAGTGGAGAAAGCCCGTAAGGATCTTCTTACGGAGCTCCGTCGCGCCAAGGCGGAGGGTGATGTTGATCTCGAGGTCCAGCTTACCGAGGAACTTGCGGACCTTAAGGCCCAACAAAAGCTCGCTGAGAAAGCGCCCACAAGCTCTCCTGCACCTGCAGCACCGTCTTCATCAACTCCAGGTGCGGAAGCCCTCCACCCCGATTTCCACGCTTGGGCAGAGGAAAACAAGTGGTTCGGGTCGGATGAGAGAAAAACCCTCCGCGCCATGGGAATCGCACAGCAACTACGTGCCGACCCGGAAAACGATAATCTCCAGGGTCGCGCGTTTTATGACCGCGTGGTGGAACTGATGGCTCCGCAACAGGCACCTCGAATGTCGAAGGTGGAAGGTACGCGTCCCACTGGGCAAGGGGGTAGCGGAAGCGGTCGTCGTGGGTACACGGACCTCCCGGCGGAGGCTAAAGCGGCGTGTGATAGGCAAGGTAAAAAACTCGTAGGCGATGGTCGTGCATTCAAAGATATGAATGCTTGGCGGCAGTACTACACTAACCTCTATTTCCAAGGGGAATAAAATGAGTCAAACTCCAGTTAACCCGGCGAATGTGCCGCAAAAAGCAAAAGTAGAGCGTGACCGTATTCCCATGTCACTCCCGCAGCAAAAACTTGCTGTGCCGGAAATCCCCGGGTATCACTCCCACTGGATGCGGGGAACTCCCTCCCGGATCGGACAGGCCTTGCGCGCAGGCTATGAGTTTGTGGAGGAGGGTGAAGTTGAGGTAATTGGTCATGGGGTTGCCGATATAAAGTCTGGCAATACCGATATGGGCACTCGGATCAGTGTATCCGCCGGTCAAACCCTTGGGGCGGACGGTCAAGAAGAACGTCTGTATTTGATGAAGATCAAAAAAGAGTGGTGGGAAGCTGACCAAAAGGCTCTTGAAGATAGAAACGAACAAATTGCAGCAACCCTTCGTGGTGGGCAGGTTTCGGCTGGGGCGAATGGAGACTCCTCTAATCGCTACATCCCTGACGTGCACCTTAAGGGCGTTGCGGAACTTTTCACTCGCAAGACTAGGAGATGAGTATGCCTAATGCTAACAAACCTACCGGGCTGTCCCCGGTGCAGTACTTGAGCGGGGCGCCCTGGAGCGGGCAAGCCCGTGTGTATTATATTGCCTCTACCGACACCAACGCTTTTGCAATCGGTGATCCTGTAGCTTCCAGTGGTTCCGCCGACTCTAACGGGGTGCCTGGTATTACTCTAGCTACGGCTGGCACAGGTAATCCGATTCGTGGTGTTATTGTAGGTTTGGGTACGCGGGAAGGTCTGATGGCTGACCCAAACAACCTTAACACTACTGTCGCCCCCGCGACAAAAACGCAGAATTACTACGCGCTCGTAGTGGATGACCCTGCGGTTATTTTTGAAGTGCAAGAAGTCGGGACTGGCACCGCATTGACGGCTGCTGAAGTTGGCCTTAACGCTAACCTTTCCTCCGGCGCGAACAACGGCTACGCCTCCGGCTGGCAAGTTGACAACTCGGGTGAAGGTGTTGGTTCTACCCTTCAAGTTCGTTTGCTCGGTTTGGTTCGCCGTCAGGACAACGCTTTCGGTCAGTACGCTAAGTGGCTGGTTAAGATCAACAATCATGAACTGGCTGCTGGTACGGCTGGTATCTAACTAGGAGACTAACATGGCTGGCATTATTAACACTGGCTCACATCCTAAGTTACTCTGGCCCGGCATTCATGCGGTCTGGGGTCAGGTCTATGATGAGCATCCCAAAGAGTACGTTGATCTGTACGATCAGCAAGAATCCGAAAAGGCTTACGAACAGGACGTTCAAGTCACCGGATTTGGCCTGGCTCCTGTCAAAGGGCAAGGTGCTCCTGTTTCGTATGATTCGGAATTTCAGGGTATTGTTACCACCTATGCCCACATCGCCTATGCACTTGGTTACATTGTAACCTACGAGGAACTGCGGGACAACCTCTATGAGGAAGTTTCCTCGCGCCGGGCTAAGGCGAATGCGTTCTCTATCAACCAAACGATTGAGAATGTTGGTGCATTCCTGTACAACAACGCTTTTTCCACCACCTATTTCACGACCGGGGATGGTAAGGCATTGATTGCTACGGACCACACTAACGCAACTGGTGGTACCTACAGCAATGCCTTGAGCCCTGCTGCGGACCTTTCCGAAGCCGCTCTGGAGGATCTGTCGGTCCAGATCATGGGCACTCAAAACGACCGCGGCCTGCTCATCAACATCATGCCGGAGTCGCTGCATATCTCTCGCCAAGAGTGGTATAACGCTCACCGCATCCTCCAGTCTGTACTGCAGTCCAATACCGCTAACAACAACATCAACGTGCTCAAGGCGACCAATGCGTTCCCCAAGGGCATCAAGATGAACCACTACTTCACGTCCCCGCATGCGTTCTTCATTCGGACGAACTGCCCGAATGGTATGACTATGTTCTGGCGTGACCACCCGTCGTTCGATCAGGACAACGACTTCGACACCAAGAACGCGAAGGCTTATACCTACATGCGTTTCAGTGTGGGTTGTACTGATCCTCGGGGCATCTTCGGTTCTAACGGTCCGTGATGTAGTGTAGGGTGCAGGGGCTTCGGCCCCTGTTATATGATCGTGTTTTCCGTCGAGAATGCGATCATATAACCCGCCCGAGCAATTCCGCTTGAGCACCATTCCCTAACTGTAAAGGAGATTACAATGGGATATCCGACTCGCCTTCCGTTTGGTATTAGCACCGTGGCTGCAGAAAAGCCGCTTGGTAGCTACCCCTTACCAGATCCTTTCCACACGAGTTCCACCTCGGGCCTTAGTATTGTTTCTTACGAAGAGGATTTTTTTAACATTCCCTCTTCTGGTTGGACTATCACCGGCGCTAGCTCCACTTTTCCCCTCGCCGATGGCCTGGGGGGTTGGGCCGTTGTAACTCCTGGCGCGGCCACTACTGCTACCGCTGTTTACCAGGCTAAGTCGGGTTTCCAGTTTATCGCAGGGAACTCGTTTTGGTACGCATGTCGGATCAAAGCTTCTGCCGTGTCGGGAACTAAAGCCTTTTACTTCGGGCTTCGTGCCGGTGCCAGTGCAAACGACGGTCTGTGGTTTGCCAAAGCTGCCTCTAGCACCAGTGTTAACCTAGTCTCCACTGTGGCGAGTACCGCTACCACCCTTCTTACTGGCGTGGCTACTGCTGTGGCGGATACTTGGCTTGACCTAGCGTTTAACTACAACGGGACGGACTTGCTGGTTTACTCCGGCGGCAATCTTGTCGGGCGTGTAGAGCGGCCAACTGTCGGAGCCAGTGCAACCACTCTTACTAACGCCCTCCTGGCCCCGGTGTTCCAAATTACCCCCACTGCAACGGACACCCTTACGGTCGACTTTGTTCTTGCTGCCCAAGAATTGACCCGATAAGTTTAACCTATAGGCCCCCGGTAGGGGGTCTGAAAGGATTATTATGGCAAATAGTTTTACTACCCAGATTCTGCACGAAGGTGCGCGGAATGTGGTGATAAAGCTCGTAGGGGTGTTGGACACGTCGGATCTTGCTCTTACAACTGCGGTCGATGTTTCTACCCTTACCTGTGCGGGGACGCGACCAGCTCCGACACAAGTTCGTATTGATACCCTGGAGTATGACGTGGGAGATCAATTGTCCATTCAACTTCTTTGGGATGCTACCGTAGATGAGATTGCCGTTGCCCTATCCGGTCGTGGGGAGTACTATGGGAAGAAATTCGCCGGGTTGCAGAACAACGCCGGAGCAGGTAAAACAGGAGACATCCTGATAAAAACCACCGGATGGGCGGCGGGTACGCAAGTTTTTACCCTGGTGCTTGAAATGGTTAAACAAGGTCCTAATCTGTAAGGAACACTAAAATGGCTGAACCGCATCTCGTAACGGCAGTAGTTGAAAATACAACTAAAACCTTAGTTAACCCGGGTGACGCTACGGCGCAAGCATTGAAGTCTGTTTTAGTCTCTTCCACTGGCACTGTAGTCTCCGGCGCCAACCCACTACCAGTTACCACTACACAACTCCCCACTACACTTGGGCAAAAAACGGCGGCCAATAGTACGTCTGTTATTCTAGCTTCAGACCAGGGTAATGTACCTGTCATCAGCAATAATAGTGAGGTGCGCCTCCAAGCCAGCTTTACCCGGCCCGCCGACACTACAGCTTATGCCGCTGGGGATTTGGTTGCTAACAGTACCACAGCGGGGTCGGTTGTCCCCTTGTCCTTTACCAGTGCAGTTCGAACGGCGGGAGATTGCGTTCGTATCGAGCGGGTGCGGGTTGAGAAGTCCAGCACCAGTTTGACTAATGCATCTTTCCGTTTGCATCTGTTCGAGGCCAGTCCCGTTCCTACTGTTGGCGACAATGGTGTTTATAACAATGCAGGGGCTTTAGCAACAAGTGGAGTTCTTAACCATGCCGGCACTTTTCCGGTAACGATAAGCTGGAGTGGCTCCGATGGCGCGATGGGTATTGGCGTGCCGACTACCGGCAGCGGCGTTACCGCAAGCCCAACTTCTGGCACCACCCTTTTTGGACTGCTCGAAGTGACCGCCGCTTACACACCAGTCAGCGGTGAGGTTTTTTACGTCGTGCTCGAAGGGTACAGAACCTGATGGCTACCGGATTTCCAATTTTGTTTGGGGGAAGCCGTCTATGGACGCCCGCCTCCATTTCTACCGCACAATGGTTCGACGCCGCCGACGCGAGCACCATCACGCTCAACGGATCAACAGTCAGTCAATGGGCCGACAAAAGCGGTAACGGCAGGCACATGACCCAAAGCACTGCTTCGTTGCAACCGACGTGGGCGGTGTCAAGTTTTTCGCTGCCGTCAGTTAATTTCGTGGCGCACGAAATGATTAGCAACGCGATTTCTGCCACAAATTCAGACTTTACAATTTACTCGGTCACAAAGCAGACCAAAACAACTACAGCGAATAATGACTCAATGTTTTCGACCCGACAAAACGTCAATGGGTCATTTCAAATCGCGAGCAACGGCACGCAGTTGGTGGCAACTGGCACCAACCTGACGGGCGGGTTTATTACAAATCTTTTTGACAACTCCATTGCTGCCAATTACCGAATAATCAGGCTTGAGTCCTCGGCAACAGATGTAAAAACGTACCTCAACGCAACGCTGGCCGCTACGTCCGCGGGTAGCTCTTTTAACGCCTCGCCCACATTGGGATTTCAGCTAGGGCGCAACCGAGGCGGCGGTTTATATCTTTGGGCCGACCACGCGGAGTGGATAGTGATTCTTGGCGTTCCAAGCCCTGCTACAAGCGACAGGGTTGAGGGGTACTTGGCTTGGCGCTGGGGGCAGCAAGGATTATTGCCAGCAAACCATCCCTATAAAAACGCACCGCCAAGGGGGTAATATGGAAAACTTTTACTTTTTGGTGTTTGACACTGAGAGTGCTGCAAATGCGGCTCTCGAGACTATTTACGCTAATATGGTAGATTCAATAAACTCTCCAGACTTGTTAAATATCGCAACGGGTGAGGTAGTTGACAAAGAAAAACTGACACCAGATGCAGCGGTACAGGTTGATGCGGAAAAAAGAAACTTTCCAGTCTTTGGTGTAAACGCGGAAACAAGGGTCAAGGATCTTTTGCAAGGCTATACAACTGCTTGGGCGGTGGCACAAGAAACATTGCAGGGTAAGTGGGTGTTCCCCCCGCCCAAGCTTACTTTGCTAGATGGCGTTACGGGATACACACTTGAATCCTACAACCCCGCGTGGTTTTAGGTTAATTTATATCGGAAGGGGAGATTCGCATGACAAGCCCTGTTACCTTCAAAACCGCTACACGACTGATCCGTCTTGCGTATAAGGACGCAGGGCTTTTGCAAGATGGTGATGAGCCAAACGGGGAGCAGTATGCTGAGGCCTTAACTCGCCTGAACGATATGGTGAATTTGTGGCAGACGCAAGGGTTAAAGTTATTCTTACTGACCGATCAGGCCGTTACCCTTGTCTCGGGACAGGCGAAGTACACCCTGAAGCCCGGCGGTGACGTCAACATAACAAAACCCTTGCGCGTATTGCAAGCGTACTACCGCGACTCAACGGGAATCCGGCGCCCTCTTGTTCCCTTATCTTGGGACGATTGGACTCGCCTTTCTCAGGTTACGCAAACGGGTCAGATCAATTCGTATTTTGTAGATAAGCAAATTCTTGAGTTAGATGTTTATTTCTGGCTTGTTCCAGACACCGCAGCAGCTACGGGAACTGTGCATTTAATCCTTCAGAACCAGGCTACTAATTTTGTCAGTCTGACGGATGATTACGGCTTTCCTGTGGAATGGGCAATGGCTCTACGATGGGGTTTAGCTGATGAACTGGCGACAGGACAACCGTCTGCCATTATGAGTCGTTGCGAAATTAAAGCTAAGGCCTATCGAGAGGCCCTTGAAGATTGGGACGTTGAGGATGCGCCAACAACATTTACACCAGACCAGCGAGTACTTTACGCAGGACAAGCATTTCGATAGGAGTTTAGTATGGGGCCGGGCCGTCGGGAAAAGATACAAATTTCCCAAGACGAGATCGATGAGATCAAGCGACAACTTCTCGAGTCAATCTACGCCGAGATTGGAAGAAGTCTCGTCAAGAAATTTTTATGGGCGGCTGGGACGGTGGTGTTTGCGGCTGTTATTGGGTTAGTGGTAGCAGGAAAAGTTAAACTCGGAGGGTAATATGCCAGACACTCAGCCACAACGATTGCCCTTAATGGTTCTTACGTCAAACCGGGGGGAGACCGCTACGAAGGATTCACGCCTTGTGAATGGTTATGTTGAGGTTATGGAAAACAAAGAGCTCTGGATTTACAAACGTCCCGGGCTTTCTCAACACCTTAACATCGCAGGAACGTCTCCCGGAGGGTTGTATAGTTGGAAAGGGGATTTGTACTCTGTGGTCGGGTCTACGCTGTATAAAGAAACCACTGCAATTTCAGGTACGTTAAACACTGCAGGTGGGTCGTACACGTTTAGTTCCACCCTAGGAGCTACGCCTAAATTGTTTTTAAGTAACACGCAAAAAGGTTATGTGTACGATACTTCTGGTGGATTAGTGGAAATTACGGATGCAGACTTTCCCTCCGGAAATCTGGTGCCAGGGTCTGTTTACTTGGACGGTACGACTTATGTCATGGATGTGAATGCTAACATCTATGGCAGTGATATAAACAACCCTTTGAGCTGGAACCCCCTCAATAAGCTTGTTGCTCAGATCGAGCCGGATGGCGGGGTTTGTTTAGCCAAACAGCTTGTCTATGTGGTTGCTTTTAAGCAGTGGAGTACGGAAGTTTTCTATGACGCCGGAAATCCCACCGGAAGTCCTCTTGGTACGGTCCAAGGGGCAAAAGTTAATGTGGGGTGCCGCAGCGCGGCTTCGGTGCGAGATGTGGAGGGGACACTGCTCTGGGTCGCGCAGGCTAGGGACGGTGGGACAAGTGTGTGGTTGATGGATAGTCTTAAGGCGACTCAAGTATCAACTCCCGCCATCGACAGGCTTCTTCAACAGGCTGATTATAGCGTAGTGTACTCCTGGGCTGTTCGTATTGTAGGGCATAAATTCTACGGCGTCACGCTTGCGAATAGTAACCTTACGCTTGTGTATGATCTTACGAGTGGAGTGTGGTACCAGTGGGCGGATGCGAGCGGAAACTACCTTCCCATCAACCATTCCACTTTTTCCTCCACACAGCAGCCCCTTGTCCAGTCCGCGGCTACGGGGAAAATTTACAAGTTTGCCCTAACAAACACAAACGATGATGGTACAGTTTTTCCAATGGACCTGTACACCCCAAATGTTGACTTTGGTACTCGGATGCGAAAGTATCTAAAAAACCTTGATATCATTGCAGATCAGGCTGCGGGGAGTTCCTTATTCATTCGGGTTTCTGACGATGACTACCAAACCTGGTCAAATTTTCGTCAAGTTGATTTGGGGCAGTCCCGTCCTCGACTGACGGATTGTGGTACCTTCCGGAGGCGGGCGCATCACCTACGTCACTTTGCTAACACGCCACTTCGCATTCAGGCTGTGGAAGCGTGGGTTGATTTAGGGAGTCTGTAATGCCGAATTTTCCCCCACCACCCACCTACGCCGATCCGATCATTGTTGATGAAATTACTCGCCGGAGTCAGTTTAACCCCCTCTGGTTTAAGTGGTTTTTGGACCTTGGAGATTTTGTCACCAAAAACGGAGGTGGTGGACTGATCCAGCACAATAACCTCGGGGCTTTGCAAGGTGGTAGTGCTAACGAGTATTATCACCTTACAACATCCCAGCATGGGGCTTTGACTGCGGGATTTACGGGTACGGGAGTTCTTGTCCGGCAAACGGCACCGGCAATAACAAATCCTACCATCACTCAAGGGCGGGCTACGCAACTTGATTACACTGGATACTCGCTCGCCCCCGTCGGAGTTCCTGCAACTGTAGGGACCTTATCTTGGGACGATGGGAATGGAACGCTACAACTTACCCTTAAGAACGGGAATATTACTTATACAATAGGGCAACAGGAGTATGCGTATTGCTACAACGACTCAGGAACGGCTTTAACCAAAGGGCAGGTTGTTTACATTTCGGGCGCGCAGGGAAATCGCATAGCGGTGAAGCTTGCGCAGGGGAATAGTGATCCAAACTCCGCACATACCATCGGATTTGTAG